CAAAAATCCTTCTGGTACTAGGTATAAACACCTACTTAAAGTAATTGATCGTTTTAAGTTTCGCTGGGGATTAACAGGTTCTTTTACGTCTAATGGTTTAGAAGATGTGTTTGGTCAATGCAAAGTAATAGACCAAACCCTATTGGGTAGGAGCAAAGGAGCGTTCCTACAGCAGTACTTTGTGTGTGTCAATCGTGACTTTGGCGATTGGCAACCTCGGCTGGGCGCATTAGAAGCCGTGATGCAGAAGATTCGCCCAGCCACCTTCTTATTAGAGTCAGCCGAATATAAAGACAAGCTCCCGCCTTTGCATACAGTAGAGATACGTTGTAGCTTGTTAGACCGCAAGCCTTATGACAAGATGAAAAAAGACTTTGTTTACCAATTTCCAGAAGCACAAATTATCGCGGCTAATTCGGCTGTAGTAACCCAGAAGCTACAACAGATGGCATCAGGCTTTTGTTATCACACAGAACGAACACCCTCTAGTACCGCAGGGCAGTTTGATTCAGTTAAAACACCTGTATGGTTCTCAGATCACCGATTTGAATCATTAGACGATCTTTTATCAGAGAATCAACACGCCAATACGTTGCTTGTTTACAACTACAAAGAAGAATTAGAAGAACTTAAACGCCGTTATCCTTATGCACAGACAATCAATGACTATAAAGCCATAGAGCGTTGGAATGAAGGCAAGATTGAATTGCTATTGATTCACCCCAAATCCGCCGGGCATGGCTTAAACCTTCAGCATGGCGGTAGCAAGATGGTGTTTGTATCTTTGCCTTGGAGTTTAGAGCTATTTGAGCAAACCATAGGCAGATTGCATAGGGGAGGACAAAAGCATGAGGTTTGGTGCTATGTCCTATTAACAAATAAAACGATTGATGAACGAATCTGGGAGGCTTTGGCGAATAAAAGGGCTATTTCGGACATTGCAATTGAAGAACTTAAATAAATTTGTTGCACTACCAATAAATCGGTTACACTAAATCCCTTGAAAGGAATTAAAAATGAATTGGATTAAACATACTCCTAAAGCAAGTGACTATAGCTGGCGAACTCTGACAACTATTCTGTCTGATCTTGGCGAAGAAGAAGTATTGGAATTGCTTAAATCAGAAAAGAAAAATGATAAGCGTTGGTCTATTTTGCAACGCCTACATCAGCGGTACAACACTTTGCGAGTAGCAAGAGAACGCGTAGAGTTATTTGCGGTAACTAAAAAATGAACGAAGTTGAAAAAATGCTGATTGATGGCACAACGGCATATATGACACCAGAAGTAATTGTCATATTTAAAGTAGAACCCAGTTATGACGCGATAGCTAAAGCGCGGGAAATACTGGATAGTGTTACAGATACCTTAATTTTGAGGCAATTTGAAAAGTAGTAAATGATTAACTAGAGGAAAAATCATGGCACATGAATTAACACAACGTAGTAACGGGTTTGTTGAAATGGCTTTTGTAGGGCAAACACCTTGGCATAAGTTAGGGCAAGAGCTTGAAGAAGGCGCAAGCATTGAACAATGGCAAATAGCCGCTGGCATGGATTGGAGCATTGAGCGTTCACCTGTTCGCTTTAATGCACAAGGCAACGATCAAATTTATTCAGGTCAAAGCGTCTTATATCGTTCTGACGATAATAAACCCTTATCTGTTGTATCAAATCGCTATAAACCAGTTCAACCTAGAGAAGTTCTTGGGTTCTTCCGTGATTTAGTGGCAGAGAACGGCTTTAAGATTCACACGGCTGGCACTCTTATGGGTGGCAAACGGATGTGGGCATTAGCTGAAACAGGTAAGTTTGGCGAAGTTTGTAAAGGCGATGGCATTGGTGGTTTTTTATTGCTATCTACTTCTTGCGATAAAACACTAGCCACTACTGCTAGATTCACAACAGTTCGCGTAGTATGTAATAACACCCTTACAGCGGCGGTTAACCGCGATGTGAACCAAGTGTCATTTAGCCACATTCAGCAATTTGACCATGTAGCAGTTAAAGCCCAGCTTGGTAATGCGGTGGAGAGCTTTGGTTCATTTATGGAAATGGCTAAAGTATTACAAAAGGCAAAGTTAAGCGCCCAAGAAGCAAAAGAGTTTGTAGGCTTTTTAGTGTCTACTTCAGTTCAGTTAGCGGATGAAGAATATGACGTAACTACCAATCGCGCGTATAAAAAGATTTTGGCGCTTTTTAATGAAGAAGCTAAAGGTATTGAGCTAGTAGGTCATACCAAATGGGGTATGGTTAATGCGGTCACAGAATATTACGACCATTTTAACCCTACAAGATCAGACGATGCGCGGCTTAATAGTGCATGGTTTGGGGCTGGCGAACGCGCTAAAAACCAAGCTTTAGACCTTTTATTAGTTTAATTAGGAGATAGCATGAACGAACATATCTGGACAGCAAGCGGGACTGACATTGAGGAGCGCTGGATTAAGCAGTATGGATGGGTTCGCCCATCTGAACAGTCTGAGTATCAGGCTAAGTACAAGTATTACCAAGAGCTTCCATTACGAAAGTTAGATGATGTAGCAAAAGCCCAGTACGAAAGTGTTTTAAAAAGGGCAAAAGTAGTACGCATTAAATGAACGATATAGCCATGCTATTTGCTTTTTTGGTAATAGCTGGCTTTATCTTAATTATTATTTTATACGCTAGAGGATATAAAAAATGAACGACCTTTCACACGATATTAAACACGCAAGACAGTTACTTAGTCACATAGAAATACTGGATAATAACGCTCATATTAATGGCTATAAACCAATCTATGATGCAGTTCAAGAGCTACAAATTTGTATTCAACTATTACTTATAAAGACAGCAGATTACGCATGACTACTTTTACTACCAGCGACAGAGAAGAAGCTGAAAAAGAACTAAAATTTACCCCAGAGGAATTGGGAAAAGCGTTAGAAAAATTAATTCATAATTACACTATTGTTGATGAACCAATACCCTTTTTTGGATGGTGGAATGATGGAAAGTAGAACTGTATGGCTTGTATTGGCTATATTTGTAGTATTAATTTATTATTACTGCAATTAACGCCATTGATGGTTTTTAATTACTTGTTCGGATTCATAATCTTCATGGCAAAAAGAATTACAAAATAATCCTTTTTCAATATTGTCGTTGCAATATAAACACCGACCAGTAAAAGAATGGCTTTTGGGTTTAGCTCTTACCGCTTGAATAGCTAAATCCCGATCCCGTTCTTCATTATCGGTGGCTTGATCGTAAATATCGGTCATGATAAAAACAGAGTTCTTTCTGCTTCTCGTCTGCGTGTAAGCCCTGCCATTACACGACCACCAGCCATATTCCAAACTAAAAATTGATTTGCCGCACCTTGAATATCTCCACTATTTAATTTTTTTAAAAGTGTTGAATTTTTAAGGTTTCCAATGCCTAAGTTAAAAGCAAAAGAACATAAAGCATCAAACTGTCCTTGTGTCATGTTTTCATCTACCATTTGATTTACAGCATTAGCGGCATGGGATACATCACTTACAAGGTATTCATCGGCTTGTTCTTGGGTAATAACTGTTCCCAAAGTAATGCCACCTGTATGCCCTACCCCAATAGTAATAGGTTCTGCGCCAGTACCGGGATCAGGATAAGCTTCTAATTTACAGCCTTCAAATTCTTTTATAAGGTCATAACAGTTTTTGCTAGGTGTCATTATTACTTCCTATTTTTATTCCTGTAATTAATCCAATAAAACCACCAACAATTGTTTGAAATGCTGGAGTAACAGCTTCAAAAATTTTATTGTTATCTACTAATGGATTAAAAAGACCAATTAACAAAGCACCAACCATAGATAAAAGAATAATGGTGAGAGTTGTAGTAGCCATAAGGGTTACATAAGCACTTAATTTATCTTTAGTCATTTAGCTACCGCATCATATTGAGCATAACAAGCTTCTAGTCCAGTTCTTATTTGGTCTGCTCTGGAAGCTTCCCTAATAAGAAATTCTGCATCCTCGGCAGAAAGGGCTGTCCCAGTTCCATTTTGTCCATTACTGGAGCTTTGGCTACGATTGGGTCTGTTCCGCAAGCTGATAAGAGCATCAGCAAGCTGGGAATTAATACTAGCAATTTGAGCATCTTTAGCTTTCCTTATTTTGTCAGTATCTTCTTGGCTTTGAACTTCTTTATCATGCACAGCTTTTTCTTGGGCTACTTTATAAGCATCCAATTTATAAGCTTCATATTTTCCATACCCAAGACCGCCCATTGCTAAAACAGCAAAAATGATGGTTATATAAGAACTTAAAGATAAAGGAAACATTATTTTTCATTTAAAGGCTGAGTGGTGTAAAACCTCAAAACCGCACAAATAATACCAACGCCTACTAAAATAATCCCATAATATTTTGGGTC